TTTACTCGCCAATTTCAAAACAATATTATAAGAATGGGGATATGATAACCATTAACAAGGTTGACATTCCCCACTATAATGTATTGTTAACCAAAATCTTTACTGGTGACAAATCCGATAACATTTATGGTATTGAAGGATTGGGGGAAAAAACATTGATTAAATATTTCCCTCAAGTGCAGGAGAAACCATGCACTATCGAAGAAATCTTGGACTACGCCCGAAATATCGAGCAAAAGAAACCTATTAAAACTCTAAATAATATTTTGACCGGTAAGACAAAATTGTCTATACTTGGAGAAGAGTTCTATAATACGAACAAAAAAATTGTTGACCTTAAAAACCCCCTAATTACAGATGATGGAAAAGACTTAGTAGAACAGATTTTAACAGACGCGATAGACCCTACCGATAGGGGATATAAAAACTTAATGAGAATGATGATGGAGGATGGTCTCTTTAAGTATCTCCCAAAAGACGACGAGGCTTGGGTTAACTTCCTCAAACCATTTATGAAATTAACAAGAAAAGAAAAAAGAAACACACAAAAAAATTAATTTATGAAAGAACAAGAAAGCACAAAAATTGAATTTTTATTAACACTAAATGATAATATTGTAGTTCAAAGGTTTTTTAATGTTAGAGGATATAATCCTAAAGCAAAAAATTCATTGGAGTTCTATTACTTTATGAAAAGTTTTAAAGAAGAACTTCAATATCTATTGAAAATGAAAACGGTTACTTATATGATGGACAATCAAGATTCCATATCAAATGACCCAACTATTATGAATACATCGTTTACCGACGGCCCGGAAATCTTCAATATGTATATTAAAATTGGAGAGCAGACAATTTGTCATAGAATTTTGGACGGAAAATTATTTCCACCAAAAGTTCGTTATACTGTCGATATACGACCAATATTAAAAGATGCGCTCCGAGATTTGACTGACATCTTCTCAACAAAAAAATTAAGTTTTAATTATTTGGGAATTGATTTGAGTAAGTAACTATTTAATAAAACAAGGAAACTTACAAAGAACATATGAACAAGAATTTTGATTATTTAGGAAATACATTTCAATTACAACTTTTAAACCAAATCATAGTAGATAAGGAATTCTCAATGACCATTATGGATGTCATTGAAAGTTCTTACTTTGACAACAAATACTTTAAAATCATCTTGCAGATGGTTAAAGAGTATTATGTAAAATACCAATCAACACCTAATTTCGATACTCTTGAGCAAATCGTTAAATCTGAAATTTCACAAGAACTGGTTGCTAAAATCGTTCTTGATACCATAACACAAGTTAAAGATGCTCCATTTGAAGGAACCCAATTTGTTCAAGAAAAGGCTTTGAAGTTCTGTAAACAACAGGAACTTCAAAAGGCAATGGATAAGGCTCAAAAAATCATCACAGAAGGTGATTTTGAATCGTATGATAAAGTTGAAGGGTTGGTTCGAGAAGCGTTACAAGTTGGGGAAAGAGAAACCGGATTGACTGACATATTCTCCAACCTTGACACCGTTTTGGATGAGGATTTTAGACACCCGATTCCGATGGGTATTCCGGGTATTGACAAGTTGTTAAAAGGTGGGTTGGCGAAAGGTGAGATTGGGGTGATACTCGCTCCGACCGGTGTTGGAAAAACAACCATCTTAACCAAAATTGCAAACACCGCATTTAATCTTGGTTATAATGTTATCCAAATATTTTTTGAGGATAACCCTAAAATCGTTCAAAGAAAACATTTTACCCTTTGGACTGGTATTGAACCGGATAACTTGGTTCAACATAAAGAAGAGGTTATGGGTAAAATTACCGAGATTAAAGAAACTATGAAAAATGAGTTAATCTTGAAAAAATTACCATCAGATTCTGTCACTATGAATCAGATTAAGAATCAACTTAGAAAAATGATTGCCGACGGAACAAAAATTGATTTGGTTTTATTAGACTATATTGATTGTGTGGTTCCTGAAAGTAGTAGTAAAGATGAGTGGAAAGCTGAGGGTTCGGTTATGAGAGGGTTTGAGGCTATGTGTCACGAACTTAATTTGGTTGGTTGGACGGCAACCCAAGGTAATAGAAGTTCAATCTCATCTGAGGTTGTAACTACAGACCAAATGGGAGGGTCAATTAAGAAGGCTCAAGTTGGGCATGTTATTATATCTGTTGCTAAAACATTGCAACAAAAAGAAATGAATTTGGCAACAATTGCAATTACCAAATCAAGATTGGGTAAGGATGGTGTTGTATTTGAGAATTGTAAATTCAACAATGAATTACTTGAGATTGATACCGAAAGTTCGGTAACATTCTTGGGATTTGAAGAACAACAAGAGGAGAGAAAAAGAGATAGAGTTAAAGAATTATTAGAAAAAAGAAAATTAAGAGAACAACAACAAAATTAAAAAAAAATATGGAAAAAATATTAGTAGAAAACCCTAACAGGTTTGTTATATTCCCGATAGAGCACAACGATATCTGGGAATTTTATAAACAACATCAAGCCGCTTTTTGGACTGCGGAAGAAGTAGACTTAACCAATGACATTCGTGATTGGGAAAATTTATCGGATAATGAAAAGTATTTCGTTAAGAATGTATTGTCATTCTTCGCGGCATCGGATGGTATTGTCAATGAGAACTTGGCGGAAAACTTCCTAAAAGAAGTTCAATATCCGGAAGCTAAATTTTTCTACGGATTCCAATTAATGATGGAAAACATACACGGATTGATGTATTCATTATTGATTGACACTTATGTTTCAAATCCAAAAGAAAAAGATGAATGTTTCCACGCAATCGATAGATTACCTGCAGTTCAAAAGAAAGCTAATTGGGCTTTGAATTGGATTAAAGACGCGTCATTCCAAGAACGATTGGTAGCATTTGCGGCAGTTGAAGGTATCTTCTTTTCAGGGTCATTCTGTTCAATTTTTTGGTTAAAATCAAGAGGACTTATGCAAGGTTTGTGTAATGCTAATTCATTGATTTTTAAGGATGAGAACTTACATTGTGATTTCGCGATTCATTTATTGAACAATCATATCGAGGATAAACCAAGTGAAAAGAGAATCAAAGAAATTTTATTATCAGCGTTAGAAATTGAAAAAGAATTTATTACAGAATCTTTACCAGTTTCACTTATTGGGATGAATTCAAACTTGATGAAACAATATCTTGAGTTTGTTGTTGATGGACTTTTGGTTAAACTTGGTTGTAAAAAAGAATTTAATGTTGAACAACCATTTAAGTTCATGGAACAAATCGCGGTTGAAACTAAAGGTAATTTCTTTGAATCAAGAACTATGGAATACCAAAAAGCAAAATTGAACGAAACTATTACATTTACAGAAGATTTCTAAACAAAACATAAATTATGATGTCATTAAGAATTAAAAAAAGAGGTGGAGACGATGCGCCGTTTAACCCACAAAAAATTTACAACAGAATTAAAAGAGCTTCGAAAGGATTGAGTGTTAATTCTGACGAGATTTTTATAAAAGTAATAACTTCAGTTCCAACTGAAGGTTTGATTACCACTAAAGAATTGGATAAACTTGTTTATGAAATTGCCGCGGCATATACGGGTAGTCACCACGACTACTCAAGACTCGCATCATCAGTTGCTATTTCAGCGTATCATAAGGAAACTAAAGATAGTTTTTCGGAAACCATGATGGAATTATATGATTTGGGTGTCGTTAACGAAAAACTAATCGATGTTATTAAAAATTATGGACCGGAGAAAATTGACGAGGCGATTAATCATGAAAATGATTATAATTTTGATTACTTCGCTTGGAGGTCATTACAGGAGATGTATTTGTTAAAAACACCTGAAGGTAAAGTGGTAGAAAGACCTCAACATATGTATATGAGAGTTGCTTTGTGGGTAACAAACACCTATGAAGAAGCTATGGATTATTATAAGTCATTGTCAACTCAATTGATATCACCGGCAACACCAATCATGATTAACTCGGGAACCAAAGTTCCTCAATTGGCATCATGTGTATTACACTATAATAATTCAGATTCTCGTAATGGATTGTTGGATACTTTGAATGATATTTCAACATATTCTTCAGACGCTGCGGGTATTGGATTGTCAATGTCTAACATTAGAAGTAAGGAAAGTAGAATTAATACTTCAGGAGGATTCGCCGGAGGACTATTAAAGTATTTGAAAATTGTTAACGAGTCTCTAAGATTCTTCAATCAACAAGGTAGGAGACCTGGTAGTGCCGCCATTTATTTGGAACCATGGCACAAAGATATCATAGACTTACTAGAAATTAAGAAAAACACAGGTGCTGAAGAATTGAGAGCAAGAGATTTGTTCACCGCAATATGGATTCCGGATAACTTTATGAACGCGGTTAAGGACAATGGTGATTGGTATTTATTCTGCCCTAATGACATCATCAAGGCGGGAATTAAACCACTTCAAGAGTGTTATGGTGAGGAATATGAATCAAACTATAACAAAGCGGTTGAGATGGGTCTTGGTAAGAAAATTAAAGCACAAGACATTTGGACAAAAATTGTTGAATCTCAAATCGAAACGGGAGTTCCTTACTTATGTTCTAAAGACAGTGCAAATAGAAAAACAAATCACCAAAACATTGGTGTTATCAAACAATCTAACCTCTGTAATGAGATTTATCAGTTTACAGACGAAGAAACCACGGCAATATGCACATTGTCATCAATCGTGTTGAAAAACTTCATTAAAGATGGTAAATTTGATTATAATCTTTTGATTGGTGAAGTTAGAAAAGTTGTAAGAGCTTTGAATAATGTGGTAGATAAGAACACATATTCAACTGAAAAAGGATTGAAAGGTGGATTAGAACAAAGAGCAATTGCAATTGGAACCCAAGGATTGGCGGATGTATTTTATTTGATGGATTACATTTTCACATCAGAGGAAGCGAGAATGTTGAATAAAAATATATTTGAGGCAATATATTTTGCGGCGGTAACTGAAAGTATGGAATTGTGTAAATCAGGAGTTAGAACACCTTACAAATATTTCGAAGGTTCTCCGATGTCAAAAGGTGTATTACAATTTGATATGTGGGGATTGACTGAATCTGAATTATTTTTAGATTGGAGTTCATTGAAAGAAGATGTTAAAAAATATGGGGTGTGTAACTCTTTATTCACGGCACAAATGCCGGTTGCGTCTTCAGCTAAGATTACAGGTTCATTTGAAATGACTGAACCGGCTCACTCGGCATTATTTAATAGGCGTGTTGTTGGTGGGGAGATTTTAATTGTAAACAAGTATTTAATTACCGATTTTGAAAAGATTGGTATTTGGAACGAAGATTTAAAAAATGAAATTATCATGAATGAAGGGTCAATTCAAAATATTAACTTCAATAATTATCTTGACCCTGAAGACAAAAATTATACCAAAAAAGTTAAAAGAACCGAGCATTTGATTAACAAATATAAAACTATATGGGAAATATCTCAGAGAGAGTTGATTGATATGGCTGCAGACAGAGCACCATTTATTGACCAATCACAGTCAATGAATATTTATATGTCAAATCCAACATTATCAAAAATTACATCATCTCACTTCCATTCGTGGTCGAAAGGATTGAAGACTTTGTGTTACTATGTTAGAACTAAGGCAATATCAACAGGTGCAAAACATTTGGCGGTAGACGTATCAAAAATACAACAACCCAAAATTAAACCTGAAACTCCAAAGGTTGAAATATCTGAAGTGATTAACAAACCTGAAGATAGTCAATTTGAATGTTTTGGTTGTTCATCTTAAAATAAAAATCCCAACAATTAGTTGGGATTTTCTTTTTTTATCTATTTATAAGAAAAAAATAGAACTATATATTTATAATTATGGCAAATGGTGTAACATATGGTATTAATTTTCCGTTTAGGGATTCCGTAAAAGGGAATTACCTCCAATTAACGGAACTGCAATCAGAAGAAATTAAGGCTGACTTAATTCATTTATTATTAACTCGAAAGGGTTCAAGATACTTTCTCCCTGAATTTGGGACAAGGTTATATGAATTTTTATTTGAACCATTTGACAACTTGACTTTTAATGCCCTTGAATCTGATATACGAGATGCAATTGAGAATTTTATGCCAAACTTAATAGTTAATAATTTATCAATTACACCTGCAGACCCACAAGAAGAAATTGATATCGCAACCGGACAAAATATTGTTGGTAGTAGCGAATCTTCAATATATAGATTTCCCGGTAAAGGAACATCAGAATATACCGCAAAAATTAGAATAGATTATTCTACCAATGGTTCAACATTCGGTCAGAGTGATTTTGTTATCATTAATATTTAAATAGTATGGCAAATAATAGAATATCATATAGTAGTAGAGATTACCAATCGATAAGAGCCGATTTATTAAATTACGCCCGAACTTATTATCCTGATTTGATACAGGATTTTAATGATGCTTCGATTTTCTCGGTATTTCTTGATTTGAATGCCGCGGTTGCGGATAATTTACATTATAATATTGACCGAAGTATTCAAGAGACCGTATTACAATACGCACAACAAAGGTCGTCAATTTATAATATCGCCAGAACTTACGGTTTAAAATTACCGGGTCAAAGGCCGTCAGTGGCATTAGTTGATTATTCTATAACGGTTCCTGTTTTTGGGGATAAAGAAGATGAACGATATCTTGGAACATTGGCAAGAGGTTCCCAAGTTGTTGGAGCAGGTATTGTTTTTGAGAATGTTTATGATATTGATTTTGCGTCACCATATAACGCTCAAGGATTTCCAAATAGATTGAAAATACCAAATTTCAATGCAAACAATATATTAATTAACTATACGATAACTAAAAGAGAAATTGTAGTTAATGGTATTACTAAGGTGTTCAAACGAGTAATCGGAGCTAATGATGTTAAACCATTTTTTGAATTATTTTTACCTGAAAAAAATGTTTTAGGTATTACAAGTGTTTTACTAAAAAATGGAACTAGCTATACTAATATACCGACAGTTGCTGAGTTTGTGGGGTTAGAAAATAGATGGTATGAAGTAGATGCTTTGGCGGAAGATAGAGTGTTCATTGAAGACCCAACAAAAGTGTCTGACCAACCTGGAATTAAAGTGGGAAAATACATTCAAACTCAAAATAGATTTATTACTGAATATACACCTGAAGGGTTTAAGAAAATGACATTTGGAGGTGGAACGAATACCGCTCAAGACCAATTAAATCAATTTACAACTTTAGGGACAACATTAGAATTACAAAAATATTCAAACAACTTTTCGTTAGGTTCAACCTTAACTCCTAATTAGACATTGTTTATTCAATATAGAGTAGGTGGAGGATTGGCAACAAATTTAGGTACAAATGTTATTAACCAATTGGGTACTGTCTCATTTTTCGTTAATGGACCTTCAGAAACAACAAATTCATCGGTAGTTAATTCATTAAGCTGTGTTAATGTGACCGCGGCAGTCGGAGGAGCAGGAATACCATCATTAGAAGAAATTAGAAATTATGTTTCATTTAATTTTGCAGCACAAAAAAGAGCGGTTACGGTTCAAGATTACGAATCATTAATTAGAAACATGCCTGCACAATTCGGAGCACCTGCAAAAGTTTCCATAACTGAAAACGACAATAAAATATTAATCCAAATATTGTCATATGACACTTCGGGAAAACTTACAAATGTTGTGTCGAATACCTTAAAACAAAATATTGCCAATTATTTATCAAACTATAGAATGATGAATGATTATATTTCAATATTCAGTGCAGAAGTTATTGATTTAAGTATGGATATCTCAATTGTCCTAGACTCCGCACAAAATTCAGGGCAAGTTATTGCAAGTGTTGTAGATAAAGTATCAGCATACTTAAATCCTCAAACAAGACAGTTAGGTCAAAATGTGTATTTATCTGAGGTTAGAAGTTTAATTCAAAATACAAATGGAGTTCTTACAGTTGCGGGTATTGACACATTTAATGAAGTTGGTGGTCAATACTCTTCCGAGGAAACATCAATGACATACTCTAACGAAGAAACAAAACAAATAGAACCTGTTGATGATACTATTTTCGCGCAACCTTCACAAGTATATCAAATTAGATACCCAAATAAGGATATTAGAGTCTCTGTTAAAAATTTCCAATCAGTAACTTTTTCATAAGAAGTTTATTTTATATTGATTTAACTTATTATTTAATGGTGTGTGAGTTTTTAAAAACATCACATAAACTATTTATAAATAAAGAATTTTGATGGGACAATCATATAGAATAAGAACCGAGTTAGGAGTTAATAAATCAATTAATGTAGAGCTTGAACAACAATTCGAATTTTTAGAGATTTTATCACTAACATTACAACAAGAAGATATATACACTAAAAGTTGTTCACAATATGGTGTTGTTGTTGGTAGAGTAACTGCAAATAATGGATTTGGAATTCCAAATGCAAGAGTTTCTATTTTTATCCCAATAGATTCTGTTGATGAATCAAATCCAATTATAAGTAGTATTTACCCTTATAAATCACCTAGTGACAAAAATGAAGATGGGTACCGATATAATTTATTACCTTATGAAAAATCATATTCAGTTCATGCCGCAACCGGAACTTTACCATCAAGGTTAGATGTATTAACAGGAGATACCGCGGTTCAAATATACGACAAATATTATAAGTATACTGTTAAAACTAATGAAAGTGGGGATTATATGATTATGGGAGTCCCTCAAGGGAATCATACCTTAGTTATGGATGTTGACCTTTCAGATATTGGTGAATTTTCATTGTCTCCACAAGATTTAATACGAATGGGACTTGCCAGTGAAACTCAAGTCGCTGGAAATAGATTTAGAAGTTCAAATGATTTAAATTCATTACCTCAAATTATTAATATTGTTAAAAATGTTGAAGTATCACCACTTTGGGGGGACCCTGAATTGTGTGACATTGCGATTAATAGAGTTGATTTTGATTTACGAGATGACGCAAATGTTGATATTCAACCTACCGCAACTTTTATGGGGTCAATTTTCAGTATTAATGATGATATGAGAGTTAGGTATCGTGAATCGATTGACGATGATTTAGGAAACCTATGTGGGTTAATTGCAGGACCTGGTAGGATATTAGCAATAAGACAAACCGTGTACCAAGATGAAGACGGTAATCCTGTTTTAGAACAATATCAGTTAGAACAATCGGGTAATATTATTGATGAGAATGGTGTTTGGTTGACGGAACTACCAATGAATTTAGACTATTACATAACAAACGAATTTGGTGAGAAAGTATTATCTAACGACCCTACTATTGGAATACCAACAACAGGTAAATATCGATTTAAAATAAAGTGGGAGCAATCTACAGGATTATCTGAACAAGTGAAAAGACCTAATTTTCTTGTACCAAATATTAAAGAGTATGGGTGGAGTAATCCAAATCTTGACCCTTTGTATGATATGGGTAATAATCGAAAAAAATTAGCAAGTTCATATTATTTTGGATTATCTTGGAGTGGTTATACTGATGGAATTACAGACCCAAACGAAAAATTCGAGAAAATTCAAGAAATAATTGATTGTGAAGATACGTTTTATCAATTTGGGTATAATAAAGTTTATACAATATCACAACTTATTGACCAATACAAAGACGGAAACAGAGGACAATTTATAGGTATTAAAGAAATTGATAGTAATGATTGTAGTTCAACAATAAATAAATTTCCTGTTAATGAAGGGTTTAGGAATTTTGACTTTTTGTTTTTTTTATTTTCTTTTATACTTCAAATAATACAATTAATTATGGTGCCAATAATATTAATAATACGTATTGTATTATTTTTATTTTGGTTAATCACTAGAGTACTTTGCGCCATATGTGGAATAGGTATTTCTGTTGGGTTTGTTAGTATTTATCCATTCAGATGGTTATGTACTGAATTTGGTATTCCTTGTAATAATATTAATACTGATATAAGTTTAGGTATGTTAACATATCCGGCATGTCAAAGTTGCGAATGTAGTTCTACTGCAACACCTGGCCCTCCTGATGATAGTGAAAACCCAAATGTGACGAATGCGTCTGGATTTTTAAGTTATCTATCATATCCTCCTTATTTTTTAGGTGCTTGGGAAAATGTTGTAACTACAAATAACCCTAACTATAACAGTGAAAGTATAGATAATTATACATTAATATTATCACAAGCGACCTCAGGATTTGAAAGAAATAGAAACGATGATACAAAATATAAATTACCAATAGCGTTCGATTACAAACGTGTTGATGTAGAGTGGCTTACAACTTTTTCATTAAATTTACCGTTAGGTGAACGGGTAAACATTTTTAATCAAAGACAAAGTTTTTTTAGTAATTATAATAAAATAAAAGTTACTTTTGCGAAAGATAATAATATAGGTAAATTCCATTATGATAATACGATAACCGTACTTGCGAATACAAATCAAACTTATAATGCCGGAGATTTACTTACATTTGTTTCTCAGTCTAAAACTCAAGATAAAAATTATTTATATAGTGCAACAACAGCAAGTGGGGGAGAAGTGTTTAGTATTAGTGGGGAATCTAAATACCCGGCAAGTATTGTGGTTAATTATGCTAATACTCAAAACACGACTTCTTCGGAGACATACTTATTACCTCCAATATCAACCATTCCAAATTACTCAGGAATAACTCGTAATATATATCCTGCGGATATTGAATACTATCAAGTATTAACCGCGATAACAATATCACAGGCAAAAACTATTTGGACTACTGGTACTACTCACTCATTTCCTAATATTATAAATGAACCATCAACAATTAATGTTGTTAAACAAACAGGTGTTAATGTTTTTGGTGCTCCTGTTTGGGGGCCATATAGTGCGATTACGATAAACCCTATTGAATATTATGATAGTTATGAAGACCAAGTAATACTAATACTACAAAGAGGTGTTGACCCATATTCACCAAAATTAAATAATGAATATGATGTAAGTTTAATTTTTGGACAACCATTTGGAACACTTGTTTTTACCGCTAGCACAAGATTTAATATACCGATACAGCCAATATCATCTTCAAGCTCTATTTCAGTACAAAGTTATCCATCCCAAGATAATATTTTTTACTCTTCACAGTTTTTTACACCGGGAATACCATCAACAACACTACCCGGACTTCAATTTATCGCCTATACCACAAGTGCAACAACTTATTATGGGTTTCAAGACGCCACTAATAGAGACGCTGCAACAACAACATCATCAGTCGGTTCAGGTTCAAATAAACGTGTGGTAACTTTAACCAATAATTTCTTTTATAGTTCAACTCCAAACTCATCAAAATATGATTCAGCTGAGGATGTTTCAGGTATGGGATATATGTGGTTGAGAAATGGCGGACAACCTCCATTCTTTAATGGAGATAGAAGATATTATACAAAATCAATTCCTGTTTCACAAAAAACAACAATGAGTGACAGATTTAAAAATGTTTTAAGGACAGACAGGTTACCCACGTCAGATAAACTTGATGGTTTTAAATGGGATTATAATCCTAGTATTTTACAACAAAATATAAATTTCGGAATATATTTCGTGCCTGGACCAGGTACAACATATAATTCGGTTGGATATGGTACAGGCGCTCAAATACCTACACCTAGTCTTAGCGGTTTACCTGCCAGTACTAATGTTTTACAAAGTTTTAATTGTCCGGGTATGGTACCATTATCCTGTTATACTGGATTTGGAGATGGATTTAAAACTATAAGGCCATGTAATGACCCCCAAGGTACAGGATATAATTATGTTGAAAATGGTTGCTATATTTTACTTAGAAGTCCTCAAAACTTATTTGGGTTCGTTGATGATTGGAAAATTTGGGCGGAATGGGGGTCAAGGTATAGATTTATGTTCGCGCTTTGCAGAGGAGTTTTATCCCAAACTTTTACAAATAATTGGATTAATGGTTCGTTATATATGTTCCCAATTCAAAATGATACAACATTTAACGATAGGAATGTCCCAAGTTATCCGGTAATTCCTTATGATTTGGTATATTACGATGATAAAACATTTAATTTTTATTATAGGTGTAGTCCATATCGTAATATACCAAATAACGACATTAAGTTTATTGGGAGACCTCCAGGTGGTGATAACCCAGTTAATGAAAGAAATTTAATGTTTCCAACAACAATTATAAATTTGGGTTATAAAGATAGTTTTTATTCTGAAGTTACTTTTGAACCCGAAACTAATGCTTATGTAATCCCTGAATTAAACCCAACAAGTTATGGAGATACTTCAGATTTAGTTAATTTATTTGTGGTATCAAGAATGGTTGACTCAAGTTTCTTGGGCGGAATCCTTTCATTTTTAAATGATTCAATCGGGTTACTATTTAGTAGAGGTGAAGGTTCGGGGTTCCTTAAGACAGGAATCTTTAAAAATCTTGCAAAGTCTAGAGTTGATGCAGACTTTGCTCAATTGTGTTCAATAAATAGTGAAATTGGTAATGTTAATTTTTCTCCACAATATTATAGTACAACGCCAAATTCAACAACAAATCCAACAACAATATTGGGTACTCCTGGTAATCCCACAATGGCAGTATGGTTTTCATCAACAACTCAAAATTTACAAATAAAAGACTATCTTACCCCCGGAAGAATAAATTTTAGGTCAATTAATAATCAACAAAATTTCCCATATCCATATAGTATTAAATCTCAAATTGTTCCGCATTATCAATGGGAACTAAAGGATAATACCAATAAAACAATTTTTGGTAGCCAATATAATAATTGGGCAACAAAAATAAGCGATATTGTTCAAAATAAAAGATATCAGTCTTTAGATAGAGTATCTAGTGTTAATCCGACTTATTTTGTTACTAGCACTAATGTTAACAATGACTATAAACGAGGTTATATATTTAGTGTTGATGTTAATGGACAATATTCTTCGAAAATCCTGACATCAGAACCTAAATTTATTGTAGGAGCGCCATTTCATTTTTATTTTGGTACGATTAAAGGAGCGACAGCATTAGAATTATTTAAAAGAAAATACTCAGTAAGTGAATAGATATACAATAATACCAAGTAGTTTACAGTATAAGTCAGCACCTTTTGTTGACCAAGAAATTTCATTATCGTTAGAACAACAGAGTCAAGAACTTGTTGAATACGATAGAAGTCAAAGTATTAGTTTAGCTCAATTATATGGGGATGAAAGACAACGATGTACTATCTTTAGACCAACATTTAAAATAAATTATCTTTATTCAAACACATACACAGGAACTACAAATTATCCTCCGTTTCAAAATAATTTATATTATGTTGACCCAATTGTGTCAAAATCCCAAGGCCCGAATGGAAAATGGTTAGGGTTTCCACAATACTATGAATTTGATTTTTATAGGCCAAATGCTAATGACCAACATTTTATATATCAATCAAAAAGTGCGTACACATATAATTGGATGTATTATGTAAGTTATCCGTTTAATAATAATTACAATAAAAAATTATCATACGAACTAAATAATACTACATTAACTTGGACTGCATCCGAAGGTATCCCATTCTATATTAAAAATTCTACTCAAAATGGTAGTAATATTATTGTATTTCAGTGTCTTTCACCCCATGGACTATCGGTGGGAGAATATGTTGAACTGTCATTCAAATATAATGGAATAAATCTATTCCAAGTGGACTCTTTAGGTAATGGTTTAGTGGGTAGTGATGAATACATTTTTAATATCTATGATGTTGGATACACAGGTAATACTTTCGCGAAGGATACTACCGGAACATTTAAAAGAGTGATTAACTCTGACAATGTGTCAGAAACTAAATCAAAATATTATATTAGGGAGAATAAGGTTTTAACCAATCTTGATGATTGTGTTATGACAAAAAACGCTTTTGAAAAAAATGTTTTTATTGAGGAGAAAAAATTTGAATATAGTTCAATTACTCCTAATAATGTTTCAAGAATTTCACAAAAAACAAGTAGTAATTCGTTTAATGTTACCGTTAAAAAAGATATTGATTTGGTTAATATCTTGGATAATCAAAAACGGCCGGTTAGTGAATTATTTTTAACTATCATCCATAAAGGATACTCTGGATATTTTAATCGACCATCTTTAAATAGTAAAGTCGCATTAAAACAAGGTTGGGAATTTAACTTAACTAGTTTAACAAATTCTTGGTGGGCAAATAGTGAAACCGAGTCAAACACAAATATCGAAACTTCAAGTTATACGTTAACAAACGGAGGTATTACTAATACTTTTTACTATAATCAAAATTTAAAAGTTGATGATGTGATTGATGGGGATTTTTGTGAATGGAATGATTATGAACAATTAGAAAGAGTAATTTCACCATACTACCATAAAATCAAGTATAATCAAAGTGTTTTCTCAACAATATCACCCCCAACAGATAATATTCCCGGGTTTTATTACAAGCCTCATAGCTCAATGAATATACGAGTATTTTCGGATTATATTGAAACCGGCGACATTCAAACTGTTGACGGTGTACCATCTTATGCTTATTTCTCTAATTCAGACCAACAATTCAGATGGAGAGATTTATATGGGTATGGGTTTATCGATAATTTGGGGAGAGGAGTTGATTACCCGTTCTTAAATTTTTCGCAATACCCTTTCAAAGAGATTCAATTTAGATTGATACCTGAAGGAATAAATTATAATAATAAATTAACAGGAGTTAGTATTCCAGTAAAACCTTTAACAGATGGATGTGAATAAAATACAAATAAGGAAAGATGGATTTGTTGACAAACAAGTGGTAATACCTATAGAATTAACTTGGGATTATCTTGGTATGGACCAAAGTATTAATGAATATGAGGCAGAAATTGTTAAGGAGGTTACCGGAAATTTCGGTGATTTTGAAGTTAGTAGGTTTGCTCACGACCCAATATCGGTTAGAAATCCTCAATCAAATACTAATTTTGAATTAACTGACATTAACTATGAATTTTATTTTTATTCGGGACAGACTAACGCTACTGACCTAAATAACGAAGCAAATTGGGCGAATAATTATATTGCGGAAGGATTCTCACCTCAAGAGATATATTATTATACTAATAATTTTACAAATTCTTTCTTTAAATTAGATTTTTATGACAGTGTTGATAATAAAAGGCAAACAAATTATTTCACAGTGATATTGCCAACACAACAAGGTCTAACTATGACTACAACTATGCAAAGAACACCAAATGTCTCAATTAAACGACCAACTTTTTTGTTAGATTATGTCGGAGATAAAGAAGGGTTCTTTTTATATTGGTTAAAGAAAAGAAACTTTTTAAACCTTTCAACATTTTATATGACTGCGAAGTTTTATAATGCTAAAACTGGTGTTTTTGTAAGAATGATGAATATGCCACAATCCAAAATTACCGGAGATAAATATGTTTTTGATTATACTAAATATTTCTATTATGAGGTAGAATTGGATTATGATAAACAGACATATCAGGTATTTAATATAAACCCAAATCAAACAATTTATGGGAATTTAAACAATAGGGCCGGCACAACAATCCCTATAAAATGGTATGAGTATGTTAATTCAGCGTAATGGAAGATTTTTATAAAATAATAGTTTCACCTCAAACAATACTTGGGGATGTTTTTCTTGTTAATCTCAAAGGAGAAAATGTTCCTAATGATTACGATGGAGAAACTGTTGGGGTCTACTCAGGAATGTCCCAAGTTCTTAGCGCGGGACCAAATGGTTCTTCATTGTTACGAGGATTGACAGTACCTATATTATTAAGACAAACTGCAGTTGACGCGGGGTATTATACACCATTCGACGGAGCCGTATTACAAAAAGATGTTGTTACTAATTTTATATTTTCATCAACCACAAATAATCCCTATAGATATCAAGTTTTTAACACCTCTAGTGAGTTTCAAAAATTTTTAGATTTGTCGACATATACGATTGATTGGGGGGATGGTTCTTCGAAAGACCCTATCACAAATTATACTCCAAATTCGATAAGTCATACCTATCCCATTGCAAATAAAACATATACAATCACACTAGAACAGGCAAATCCGTGGGGTGTCGTAAAAGTTAGTAAAACTATAACAACACCTTATAGTAACATTATACCTAATAATCCTAATGGTGAGGCGTTCTTTATACCATCGGGGGGTAATTGGGTTAATACTCCAATAAGTTATGATTACATATTTTCCGGGGATGCCGTTAATGAGGTTCAAGCTCAAACATCTATCAATTATGTGGTAACTCCATTTACAATTTCAGGATATACTAAATCAAATATAACTGAATTAGAATTATACGGTTCCGTTAAATATAGATTAAATTACCCTGTATTTAAAAATGGTGTAGCGTGGGGAAGTATATGTGGGATTACTAATGATTTTACGGCATATACCGTAAACAATGTAAATTATTATGACTTCAATGACGGAACGACAATCTTCTTCGAAGAGTCGTCAGGATTTACCGAAAATAATTTAACTCAAGTTCCAATAACAAAAGAACAGGTACTATTAAAGTCGGTTGACCAACCACAAATACAATCAAGTATCTTTATTGAAAGGGGTAAAAATTCTGCATATGAAAGAATTCAACGACTTGGGGAGGTAGATAATCTTGGGGATATGATAAATTATGGGTATGGATTTTTCAACATAACGAAAAAAAATTAAATAGTATTTATAGATATGGAAAACAATAATAAAATAAACAAAAACAATAACATATGAGTATAGGAGCTTACGGTACGATTAGACCTTCGGATGTTTCACCTGAAGATGTTCAAATTATAATGAACTATACGCCTTCAAGAGATGTTACAGATAATTTTATATTAACTGAACTTGATGCCCAAACATTATTAAAACCTTACTTTAATAATTCTCAAACAGGTGGGAATGCCAATGTTGAGGTTTTAGGAGGGTTATACAATTTAACATTACCTGCAGAACAATTTAATGAGATTGGTATATATACTCTTTACTTGAGACCTGCACAAATTAGAACTAGAATTACAGATTGTGGAGTATTAAGCGCCCTACCAAATGTAAAAGGAATTATAATTGATGTTTCTAATGTCCCTGCACAATATCGAAATAAATTTGTTCCACAAGGATTAGTCGGTTTTAGAGTTGAATATTTAAATCCGGATGGTTCAAAAATACCTAATTTTTTTAGAGTTATCACATCATCATTCTTTTGTGAACCTGTAGTAACTAATGAAGTTAATACAACTCAAAAATCAATTAGATATCGTTATGTTGAAGGTACTTCAAATTTAATATTCCTAACCTTATCACCATCATCTTCACCTACCAATAAACCTAACGCAACTCCATTTATTGGTCAGCCAAATCAAAATATAATCATTACCAATACATTTTTTAATCCAGTTACTTTGGAAATTGAAATGGTTGAATACGATATATCATCTCTTGCAATCGCTCTTTATGGTAACCAAACCAAATCGATTGATGATGGTATCTACACAATCTACGACTCTGAAAATAACATATACAGACAATACAACTTATATGAAATCAGAGACCAATTTAACGCTCTTCTTTACGAGGTTAGACAAAGTAGAGGTAATAATATTGATTTTAGTAAAAACTTCACAACAATTACAAGTTAATGGCAGTAGAGATTAAGAACACAAAATACTTTTATCCTCCAAGACCTGGTAACGGGGCGGGGACTTTCTCAGACAACATTGTAGGTTTACAAACTGTTGAGGGAGGAGGTCTTACGCAGGGTAACTTTGAATTTACAACAGGAGTCGTCGAGAAAGTTAACAGAACTTTCAATGTCGGAGCATTTTCAGAACCAATGTCTTTAGACATGATGGGTATCGAAGATTTATCTCAAAGTAGGGAAATTATTGCAACTCAATTTAAGGTTTATCCGAACTATGACATATCCCAAGTTCTTAATTTCTCAATGTATGGTTCTTTATCTAAAAGATTTAGTGTTTCAATTACAAAAATAATAAATTATTTCCCGGCTTCATTAGATATTCGATTTAACAATCAACAATTTGTTACCGGATTCACCGCTTATGATATTATTTATGACCCACAAGAAGATGAAACATCTTTTAAAGTGAATGTTGATAGAATCGATAATCCATTTGACATAGATTATTCCTTAAATGCAACAAATAATTTGTCTGTAAGAGAGATTGAAGTGTCAAAATATAGAAACCTATATAATACTTATTTAGATTATTGTGTAAGTATTAATAATAACATTTATCAAGTAATAGGTTTTACGCCATCGGACACACTATCAAGTGGATATTTGGAATTTTCTGTGTCCGGAACTCCATTTGGGATAACCGCAACAACAATTGAAGATGAATATCAAATTAGACCAAATGATTTAATTGTTGATAAAACTTTCCAAGAAAACTTTGATGAAATTGAAAAGTTTTTAGTAAATAGATTGGTTAGACCTGAATATACTGCGGTATTTCAAGTTCCACAACAAAATGAATATGGACAAACATATACGGAATACCAACAAGTAACTTGGCCAAAACTAGGTCCTTGGAATTTAGATATTCGTTCAAATTCATTTGACAAATATTTGGAAAAAATTCAAGAGATTGCGGTAAATTTAGATTCGTTTAAAACCAATTTAATATCTAGATTTTTGATAACAGACTCTTTAAAAGAGTTTGATACTTTAGGACAGAAAGTTGAAAAAATATTTCAAATATACGGTAGAAGTTTTGACCAAGTCAAACAATTTATAGATGGATTAGCTTATATGAATTCCGTTAACTATAGTCCATCAAATGATATTCCGTCAGAATTGTTAGTTAACTTGTCAAGAACATTAGGATGGTCATCAAATTTTTCTCCAATAACAAATGATGATTTTTTAAGTTCTGTGTTTGGAAATACTTCAACTCCGACATACCCTGGTTATGCTAGGGCACTTACACCAACCGAGTTAAATTATGCGTATTATAGAAATTTAATTCTAAATGCCTCATATTTGTTTAAATCAAAAGGGACAAGAAGGTCTGTCGAATTTTTATTAAGATTAATTGGTGCACCTGATTCGTTAATTCAATATAATGAATACATCTATTTGGCGGACCAAAGAATTAATCTTGAACAATTTAGTGAACAATGGGCATCCATTTCAGGAGGGACTTATGTTAATGAAGTACCGTCTTATTTAGCAAATCAAACTTATAAAATTAAAGGGAATTTATACACCGCATTCACTTCAAATGCGACCTATGAAGATGTTGCAATTACCTTAAATGAATATCCTATGGATAGTTTTGGGTTTCCTAAAGCACCTAGAAATACTGAAAATTACTTCTTTCAAATAGGTTCAGGATGGTATGAAACAACACCTCAACATAGAAGTCCTGATGAGGTCCAAATAACTGGTGATGTCTTCACAGGTCAAAATTTTAATATTCAAACCCAATTGGCTCCATTCACATATGGTCAAACTTATCTTAATCGATACAGGAATTTTCCGTATATGAATGAAGGGTTTAAATTACAAAAAATAGTTGATAATAATAAATCATGGTTAAGTAATGATGACAAATTGAGAATCTCCACCCAAGGAGAGTATAATGCGTATTATTTTATTGATAATGAAAAATTTGTATTGAATGTTAAGAATGTTGACATATTTTTAAATCCGGCCCAAGGGTTAGTTTATGATGTTTGGAATCAATCGGTACAATATGACTATCCAATACCTGAAAGTGGTTTAACAGTTAATTACCCTGTTCCGGGAGGGGTTGACTCAACTTTTGTTAATCCTGAGCCAAAGAAAAAAACTTTTTTTGAATTTTCTCAAACATTTTGGGAAAATATGATTAATACAAGGAATAGGCAATATATTTCAGATGGAAAGACTGGAGGATACCCAACACTTCAATCAATTTTTTGGAAATATCTTGAATCTGAACAAACGGTTGGGATACCGAATAATAAATATACTTATCAAAAACTAATCGATTATGTTGATGGAATTGGACCTTATTGGTTAAAATTAGTTGAACAAATGATTCCTGCGACAACCATTTGGAACGGGGGTGTTAGATTAGAAAATTCAATATTTCATAAACAAAAATTTGTATATCGAAGACAAAGAGGATGTCAATTCATACCTGTTCCTGTGAACTCATGTTATATAATTACAGACATATTTAAATATGTTTGTAATTCTGAATACTCTCAATTCTATATTTATCCGTGGAGAAATGGTGATTTTGCTGTTGATAATATGAAGATGATTCTTTATAATAGAATTAATAATATGTTATCACCTGACTTAACACTTGGAGATTGTTTTGCAGATTCCGTGTCAACTCAATGGTTTATTGATTTAAAAATAAATGATAAACAGATAATTAAAGTTCCTTTTTATAATGGAGTTGGTATTGATGACGCTCCAAGCGAGGAATTGTGGAGACTTAAATTAGGTGAATATTTACCTGAATTGTACAATTATGGTTATACCTATAATTTAAATTTTCAGACTTTAACAATTAGTAATATGTCTTGTTTAGATGGAGTAGAAACTTTAAGTGATGTGGTGTTAAATGTTGGAATAAATATTAAAATTAATTGTAGAGACTAATGAATTATAATTTATCGATAACAGGGGATTGTCAAAATACAAATTCAGGTGCTATTTACATAGAACCATATAACGCTAACTCCCCATATAACATACAATGGGATGTGCCAAGTCTAGGGACTGACATAAACGTTACCGCTTCAACTCGAACAAATTTAAGTGCGGGTACTTATGTTGTTTTAATTACCGATAGTGCACAACCCTCTAATGTAATACTAACCAGTATTCCGGTTTCTTCAGGAGTATGTTGTAACATATTGGGAGTTCAAGGGACAACTTGTTCTCAAGATAATGGTTCAGTAACTGGAACATCGTCTTCTAATTATTCATCAACAAACTTTTATTTATATTCTTCGGATGGTCAGAATATAGATTCATTAAATACCAATAGTTCTATTGCAATATTTAATGGTCTGAGTGCCGGCACATATTATATGGTTGCGGAAGATTTAGGTGGGTGTACAGGACAAAGCCAAAATTTTATAATTGAAAATAGTGAACCATTTACATTTGGGTTATATACAGTTCCAAATTCAAGTTGTGGTGGGACACCTATTGGTAAAGTTATTGTTACAGGGCAAACAGGGTTATCACCATACACATATTTGTGGAATAATGGTGAAACTACAAGTAGTATTACAGGATTAAGTGCCGGAAATTATTCTGTTTTAGTTACAGATAGCTTGGGATGTTCAGTGTCCCAAGGTACAACGGTAACTAATGTTGATGTGCTTGGATTTGGAGTATTTACCGCAACACAACCAACTTGTTTTTCTAGTGATGGTGTATTAACCTTACAGATTACAGGTGGAACCGCACCTTATTATTATTCAGCATCGACAGGAAATGTTGATATACTATATAGTAAAAGTTGGACATTATACGGATTATCTCCTGATACTTACACAATTTCTGTTACAGATTCGGCATTTTGTAACATCATTGTATCAACAACACTAATACCACCATTAGGTTTAGCATCCGTAACAACCTCAAGTCAAGGTTCAACTTGCTCAAGTACTAACGGGTCAATAACTGTTTCAGTTGTTGGAGGGGTTACTCCATACACTTATACATTAATAAGACCAGGAGGTAACATGAGTAATGTGAGTAGTACTGATACAAGTTTTAAATTTAATGGGTTATCTTCAGGTACTTATACCGTCATGGTTCAAGATGACTCAAATTGTTCATTTAGTCAAGTTATAGCATTAGTTGCAACAGATACTTATACTATTTCAACTCAAACTACAGGAACTACATGTAATCAAAATAATGGGGTTATCAAGGTAACAAAAACAAATGGAGGAACCGCACCATACGATTATAGTTTGGATGGTGTGACATATTTTTTAGATAATCCATCTGATAATGCGACATTTACTAATGTCTCTTCAGGACAACATACGGTGTCTGTCATAGATGCTGATGGATGTGAACAAACAAAACAAGTTTATATTGAAGAAAGTGAACCTTTAAGGTTTACATTATATGCAACAAGTTGTGGTGAAGGTTCCGATGGTTCTTTAACCACTTTAATTTCATCAGGAATCCCGCCATTTACATTTAATTGGTCAAACAATGTACCAAATAATCCACAAGAAATTGAAGTATATGGATTAAGTGCCGGAACTTATAGTGTGACAGTTACCGATAGTAATGGTTGTACTTTAGAAAGAACTCAAAGTATTGATTGTGACGCGGCATATGTCTCATATCAAACATATGTCATGGGTGGAGAAGAGTTTACACTCCAAACACAGACAAAATTTGGACTACTTCAAATGTTAAATGAAGGGTTTAATGATTTAACTTCCGGTATGGTTGATTGTCGTTTACTGTCTGCAATTTTTGGAATTAAAATTTCTGTTAATCCGTCAGGATTTACAACTAGTGAAAATTTTTATACAGGAACAACATTAACTTCAATTCCAAGTGATAATCTTTATTATAATACCCTTAAAGATTTATTATTAACTGTGCCGGGAGTAGGTGGGGTTGAAATTAACCCTATTAATAATCAAATAAAAATTAACACAATACCTGGCGATGAAACCTTAAATGGTGAAGAGATAATTGTTGAAGTAGTGATTGTTTATGATATTATGTGTTTATCATGTCAACTACCGTCACCGACACCAACAAAAACACCTACACCTACGCCTACATTAACACCTACACCTACGCCTACATTAACACCTACACCAACGACAACAAATAGCGGGCCAAATGTATTTACTTGGCAGACATACGGTATTTCTACTTCTGGATTGGGATGTTTACAACTAGTTAATCCGGTGAGTGTTGTTTATAGTAGTTCAAATATAATGTCACTTGGATTACAATTGTATTATGATGTAAATTTGTCAAATCCCGTCATAGTAACTTCTATTAATTCAGATTCAGTTTTTGGAATTAATGGTGTTAGGTATACCATCATAACAGACTTAAATGGGAATATTATTTCATTTACGCAGTGTTAAAGGAATAATGTGTTATGGTATTTGTTGTAGATTTTCTAACAAATAATATAACATTAATGTATTTATAGTTAATGGTACAAATACAAATAACAAATATTTCAGGAGGGACTTATCCAATTGATGTTTTTATCTCAGATGTTTATGGTAATAACGAATATTACTTAACTGGAATTACGACGCCTGTCCCACCTACAGTATACTACACCACAATTATTCCGCCTATATTTGATACCGCACCTGAAATATTATTAAAGTTAGTTGATGCTAACGGATGCGAAATGTTTGAGAGAATTCCATGTAGTGGTCCAACACCAACACCAACACCAACGATTACACAAACACCAACTCTAACTCCTGGATTATCACCTAGCCCAACACCAACAATTACAACAACTCCTACAACGACACCAACTAATACTACAACTCCTACAACGACACCAACTAATACTACAACTCCTACAACGACACCAACGCCAACACCAACTGCAACACCTGGACTGTCTCCTAGCCCAACACCAACAATTACAACAACTCCAACAATTACACCGACAATTACAACAACTCCTACAACGACACCAACAATTACGCCAACAATTACAACAACTCCTACAACGACACCAACTAATACTCAAACACAAACGCCAACACCAACAAAAACACCAACTTCAACTCCATCACCAATTAAGGCATTGTTATTTATGGAGTCAACAGATGATGTTCTATTTGCAGGAAATCCGAATACTGATTTGGGTAGTTATATGATAGCAAACGCAACTTCATGGTACGGATTTTGGACAAGTGGTATTGCAGGTATTAACGCTACGGACTTACTAATATATATGGATTGGCCAGGATTTAAAAATGGCACTACTAATGTCCCTGCAGTTATTGAGATAGAAATACCTCAAACATCAGGAGGATTTGATAGTTATGGAAATTCAATCGAAGCTTATAAGTTCTTTACCACAGAGGTTGCGGCAAATACAACTACAGGTAATGTTTGGTATAGTATTTTCGCACCACCAATCAAAACTAATAATAAAGTCTATTCAAGTATTGGGATTAATTATGCAAATGCGCCAACAACATTAGTTAATACTTCAACGGAACCTACGGTTTATGTATATAATATTGGTTATCCAGGAATTAATTGGATTAATGGGGCTTACAGAGTTTACACACAATCTGCGGTAGGTAATGGATTCAATACAGGTTCTGCGGGAGTTATAGATTCAACAAATAATTATTTTAGAGGAGGAACATTAATATAAAAAAATAAATAGAATATGAGTTTTAATTATCAAAATCCGTTAGTAGGTGTCATTGAAAATCGATATATAGGGGTATCTCGAGATTCAACTGTGGGTAACACATTCAGTGTTTTGAATGTTGGGGGATATATGGAAGTTTGGAATTTAAGCGACCTAGAATACTCAACATTTGGAGGAACGGGTAATATTGAAAACTCTGGAAATACAATACCTGTAACATTTTATAAGAGACCGGTACCGGTTATTAGTGATAGAATAACTTTAAATTCTGATGGTATTTCTTCAGGTAGAAGAAGGATTGGTATGATGGTTTATGTCCATGAAACGGACACCACATATCAATATCAAATTGATAATTATGATACTTTATGGGGTAATGCTACAACCGATGGTTGTATAACTTCAGCATCGACCTCATATACAATATTAAACAGAGTTGGTGGTATTGAGATAGCGTCAGGACAAGCATTGATTGCCGCCTGGACAGGGTCGACAATTGAAGGAGTTGGAGGTGTTACAAGACCTAATGCAAGATGGAGAATATTTTATGGAAGTGATGTTCAAATAACAGGAGGAACTTATTTTTCCGCAATTACAACTTTAGATTTATATAATAATACAGGAGGGACAATCTCAATATCAGGGTTTAATGGAACGGTTACTGGTGGAACATATAATAGTGGAACGGGGACACTTACATTAAATAATAGTGATGCTTCTTCAGTTGTTGTAACAGGATTCACCACAGGAGGTGGAGGAAGTCCTTTAACAATTTATGATGCGACCTCAGGGGTGACGGCAACAAATGTTACAGGTATGACATTTTCGGGGGCTTCCGTTATTAATAATGGAGGTGGGAATGTCTTAATTAATATTACCGGTGGAACATCCGGTTCAAGCGGAACATCAGGCTCAAGCGGGATTAGTGGTTCTTCAGGGACTTCGGGTTCTAGTGGAAGTTCAGGTTCTTCAGGAAGTTCAGGGTCT